ATCCTTTCTACCTGTCTCTTAAAGAATAAGTCTAAGGCTACTTGACAGGCTAGGAATGATTTTCCACTACCTGCCGATCCTTTGAGTAGTACTACAGGGTTATCGTATATTATTGTTTTTGCCTGTTTCTGCTCGTCGTTAAGTTCTCTTTTGAACTTAATTTCTCCTTTTGGCTGTCTCTTACTCAAATTACTTAGTTTAGTAGGCTGATCCATTATAACCTTTGTTGGTGAGTATTGTAGCTGTCCTATATAAGTAGTTTGACAAAAAGAAAACCCCTCCACAAAGGAAGGGGGTTCTCGTTAGTTCGATAATTACTTACTTGCCTCTAGCTGTTTTTGCAAATGAAATTAGACCCTTCAGCAACTCATCAGCTATATCCTTTGCATCATCAGGACCTAGTGTGCCACTTAGAAGACGGTTTGGGTCAGGACGACCTGTTGCACCTCCACTGCCTACCATATACTTGGCTACAAGCTTCTGCAACTCCTTCTTAAATCCGGCTGGATAAACATTAGGTACGCTATCAGGAAGAGAAGAAGTGCCTTCTGGTTCAGATGAACTCCCCATTCCAAATAGCTCATTCATCTTTTGTTCGTTAACTACGTTCTTAACCTCTTGGCGGATTAGCTTTCTGAATTCTGATTGTTTCATTGTATTCTGATTGAGTTTCTTATAACTATGTCTAGGAAGCGATAAACCTACCTAAATCATTCTTTTTAAGGTTTCTATTTTTAAGCCACTGCCTTCTTTGTTCGTATAGCTCTGTTCCTTTGTCTTGGCCATGTTTAGCAATGAACCAGGGGAGTGAGTATCGTCCTACTGCTGCTGCTTTTTGTTTTGCCTTTGCTTCATCGGTGTGGTGTTTACCGTGCATTCTGATTGGCTGGTTGTTAAGAACTTTCATTTTATCTACAAAAGTTTCATACTCTTGTGTTTCCTTTCTCCCTTCCCAATTATCACCTCCTCCTTCTGTATCGAGAGATAGGTTATATCCGCTGTTAATGCTATCGAAAAGCTGTATGTAGTGGAGCTCTGTCTGAGCTGCCAACTGTTTGCCATTTACTGTTGCAATTACTTCTTTTTTGAAGTTGTCCCAACCATACTTTTTTATTGAGTCATAAATAGGTCTCTTTTCTCCTCTGTTGGCAGAGGATTCATGCGATAGCATTCTCTGCTTGAAGTTGTTTGTCCTTCCAATGTAAACTTTGCCACTTGGACTTGTGAGTTTGTATATGTAGTGTTTTTCCATAGAACTTTCTTATAAATATACCGTAAAACATTCAAAATGTCAACAAAAAGAAAAGCCCCGCTTTCGCGGGGCTAGTCTTTATTAGTTACCGTAGAACTCTTAGATAGTGTTCAAGTCGGCTACGTATACTTTTCCGTAGAACTCGGGTCTCGTTACGATCTTTGCATAACGTGTCATCACACCACGACGTGGGATGAAGTTATTTGGATCGTAGACAAGTGGGGTCAACATCAACGGAATGTAAGGAGCGTACACAGCACCAGTCTCAAGGAACTGATTGCCACGGAAGCCCATCAATACAGTGTTCTCCTGCATGTAGGGGTTCTTGTACACTTGGTAGCGGCTAGTAAGCGCACCAACCTTCTGTACACCCATTGCAAACTTCATCTTTGTACCATCACCATCAGCTGCATAGCCTGGGATAGACTCGAGGATAGTTGCTACGTCAGGTGAGCATACTAGGAAGTTAGCACCACCACGAAGTGTCTTAGCGTGGATCTGGTTGCTGACCTTCTGAAGCTTGGTACCTAGAGTAGCGAACCATGTGCCTTGGATGTAAGCTTGACCAGTGAATTCTGCTTGTGAGAATGTGGTGCCGGTCCAGCTTGTACCCACCTTAGCTGACCAGTACTCAGTTGTAGCGGCAGCGGTGATAAGCATGTCTAGAATCTCAAGGTCAATCTCCATTGACACATATTCAGAAAGCATTGAAGTAAGTTCACCTTCAGCGTCGATGCTGTGGTAAGCGTTCAAGTCTTGAGCGAATTCTGGTGTCCAGCTAGCCTTTAGCTTACGGGTCTTGGCTGTTACTGGGATCGAGCGCATTTGTAGTTCGATGTCAGGAATGTTCAGGTTGGTATCGAGGTTGTTAGCAACGTTAGTTGTACGAGCTGTTGCAACTTCGAAGTCACCACGTGTATCGTTTGTAGGCTGTAGGCTGTAGGATACGTTTGCGGTGAATGAACCTGTTGTTACTGCGGTGGAAGCGATAACGAACTGGATGCTTGAACCTGTTACAACTGTAAATGCTGGTAGAACTGTTAGCTCTACAGAGCTGGAGAACAGACGGAAAGCACGAACTGCTAGAAGATCAGCACTAGCAGCGTTTGAAAGAGCAACACGTGCTGTTCTATAGCTCGCTAGAGAAGCGGTGTAGTTACCGTCGTAGAACACGTCAACAGCGGTTACTGAACCGGTAGTGACAGCAGCTGCTGTTCCGGCCACGTTGTTGATAGAATAGCCAAAGCGACCAGCACCATATAGACCGTCAGAAGGAGCACCTGATTGTGAGGTGATACCCTGAAGAGTACCAGTTTGGTTTTTATCAATTGGACCAAAGCCAAAAGGCTTCTTGTTTTCACCATACTTGAAGTCTAGGTAGAACACTAGACCAGAAGGAAGGTTCATTGGCTGTACGCTTACGAACTCCTTAGCGGCGATCTCTGCGAATACACGACGGATAAGTGGGAGAGCAACGCCAGTCCACTGTTCGAAGCCAGCACCACCGGTAGTACCACCACCACCTGAGTTAGCTGATCCTTCCTTCACAAGTTGTTTTGCTTGGTTCTCAAGAAGGATGGCAACAGTTGACTTTTCGTTGCCGGTTCTGAGACCCTCTAATAGGCCGGTTTTCGACCACTTGGTAATAAGGGGCTTTACTTCTTCAGCCCTGTTCGTATTACCCATATTTTCAAATAAATTCATTTGGTTTTTGGGGTTTAATTATTAGTTTTATTAAAGTTTACCAATGTCTTGAAACGATCATAGACATTATTGCTTTCGGTGATAACCTTGGTTGACTTCTGTGGAGCAGAAGCTAAACCTTCGGCCATTCTCCTTCTGGCAACGGTTTTTGTAGTAGCTGTTTTTGAGCTCATTGATTCAGCTAGAGTTGTGTAGATAAGCTTAGCTTCACGCACATTCTTAGCGCGATCAAAGGTCTCAATCACTTTTACTTTCTGCGCTTCGGATAGGCCGTTCTTTTTGAAGAGCTTGTTAACGAATAGAAGCTTTGCGTTTAGAAGGTTTACTTCGCTAAGCTTAACACGCAAGAACTTTACAACAGAGTAAGCTTCGTTGAGCTCTTCTTCCATCTTCTTCATTTTGCCTTTCATTTTAGCTTCTTCAACTTCTTCTTTCTCTTCTTCCTCTTCGTATTCACCCTCTTTTAGAGCAGCGATGATTTCTTCAAGGTCAACCTCTTCGTCCATTTCTTTGGCTTCTGGGTCTTCAGCTTCCATGGTGACTTCTTCTTCATCTTCTTCAGAGTCCATTTCCATCATGTCAGCTGATTCTTCTTCATCTTCGCCTTCTAGCTCAGCAATAAGTTCGGCTAGCTCTTCATCAGAAACTTCACCTTCCTCACCACCTTCCGTGTCCTCCATGTCTTCCATACCTTCTTCACCATCAACTGGCTCAAGACGGTACTCTTGACCATCAATATTTAGGTCGAAGTCGTCCTCTCCCTCCATATCATCCATGCCCTCTTCATCAGCTGGCATTTCATCTTCCATGCCTTCTTCATCACCGGTCATTTCTTCTTCACCGACGATCCCAGCATTTTTCTGCATTCTTTCCATTTCCAACTCATCTTCTGTTGGAGGCATTTCTTCCTCTCCTTCCATTTCTTCCTTAATCTTGTGAGAAAGCATGGATTGAAGCTTAGGAGCAAAAGCCTCTTCTAGAGCAACTTTGGCATTGGCAAGAGCAGTTTCGCGTACAGCCTTAGCATCCGCGATAGCATCTTTCAATAGCTTGTTCATAATTTGCTTATTGTTTTTTCACTCTGCGACTATTTGAGCCACAACCCTTATACATAAAGTGGGACGCCATATATGGATGGCATATTTAATAATATGTAGTACGGGTACAGTCTAAAATGGACTTTTAGCGCCTATTTTTGAAGAATTTTTTTGCGCTTTCTGTAATATCTTCGAAATTAACGACGATATCTACGTTGTCTGGCTGTGTTGTTACAACTAGACCATCTTTTGTGACCTTTTTCACAACGCCAGTATTACCAGCAAACTTTCCATTGTTGTATCTTTTTACTTTGGAGATGTTAAAGTTGATAGTTAAATCTTCTGGCTTTGGGCCTTCTCCTCCACCTTCCTTATCCCCCTCTTTTTCAGCAGCTGGATCTTCTCCACCACCCTCTTCTCCACCACCCTCTTCTCCACCACCTTCTTCTCCACCACCCTCCTCACTTCCGGCAAATGGATTTGCACCCTCTTCTCCTCCCTCATCAGCAGCTTTTTCTTCCTCTGCTTCACGAAGAGCAACTCGGATTAGATCTCTGATGTATTTCTTAGAGATTTTCATCTACGTTCTTTATTTCGTAATAACGTGAAAGAGTATTGCCCATTTCCTCGTAAAGAGATTCCAAACGCTGTTGAAGCTTTGCTGCTTCACGTACTGTTTTTTGAAACACTTCGTTATTGGACTTTAGGTTCTTCATGTTACGTTTAATGGTAACCTCGTCAAACCACTCCTCGGTTTCTTGTAAAGCAACTTGCTGAGCCTTTTCGACTATCTTGTTAATGGATTCTGCAGCTTGACGCATACCCTCCATACGGTAGACAGTCTTACCATACTCGTTGAACTTGGACACTTCCTCTAGGAATGCAGCTTTTTCATTAAGCTCCATTTTTTGGTCTAGACCTTCAACAATCTTCTTGAGTTTCATGTTACATTACAGATATTATGTCGCCAATTAGTGAGTTAACTTTAGCAAACTTATCGTGCGATTTGTTGTTATTTACTGATTCGTTAAGAGATGGATTCATAAAAGCACCCTGTGTAGAAGGGTTGCTAACTAAGTCCCAACAGACAATTTCAAAATCGTCTTGCACTTCTACTTTACCCTCTCCAAGATTCTTCACTGAACCCATACCTCTTGAGCTAATACCCAAACGGATACCGGCTTTGAGTAGTTCCTTTGCAATATTGCCAGAAGGTGTTGGTAGAATTTCAAGTTTACACATAAGATCAGTACCATTCCACCATAGATCCAACATATTATGAGATACGTTGGCTAAGTTGACAACTGATGATTCTGGGTGATCCAGCTCACCAAGCGCTCTACGCTCAGATACAAAGACGCTCTTATATTTTTGAGCCTCACGCTTTAAAACGTCAAGAGGATATTTGCGTTGATTCTGATTGAAGGAATCAGCCCTTTGAGCAACACCACTAACTACTAGCTTGCCATCGTTTGCAGCCATAGACTCATTTATCTGAGCTGGTGTCAGCTGGATTGAGCCGATGTAGTCTACTAATGTTTGTTTCATGGCTTTAGTGCTTTAACAATGTTATTGATTAGACTTTCATCTTGTTGCTTTAGATTGCCAAGATAAATCTCATCGTTCATTGCTTGATAAGTTAGATCTCCATTGTTATAGTCGATACCGCGCGGTTCTCCGTTGATATAAATATCAAACTCATACTGCTCGTTGCCTACTTGACTGTACTGTATGTCGGAAATTTTGACATCTATTCCAGCTTTGTTAAGCAAGCTGACCAACTTATCCTTGACCGAATTAGCTGCTAGTTCTTTGATGTTAGCGAGCTTATTGGTCTTTTTCATTACCTCGTTAACTCTTTTGTGAATCTTGAGGATGGCCTCGTTTGTACGTTTCCAGTATGTAGTGTTGTCGAGAGATGATTCTTGTTTTAGCTTAATGCTATGGTCAAGTGCTTGAGAGATTTCACGAAGCATCTTACTAACTTCGAGAATTCTTTTATTAACCTTTTGCACTTCAGATGAGCTCTCATCTTGCTTAAAAGACTTGTAGCTAACCTCGTGTATCTTAATAAAGTTACGCTTCTTCTTTGCTGGCTTAATAATATAGGCCTTATCTGCACCAGTTGCTTTTGTACTTCCTTCTGCGCTTGAGTCACCAACGAATGCCTTGGGAGTAGCGTAACCACCAACATTAGCGGTAGTTGAACCCTCTTTTTTGAGTTTCTTAATGAACTTCTTAACCTCGTTTATATCTTGCTCACTTAACTGCATTCTTCAATTCTTTTAGAAGTTCATGGTAAAGTAGAAGAGATAGAACATGCTCTTCTTTGAGATTGCGGATATCGTTATATCTGCCCAGTAAGTTGCAAACTTCGTTCAGTTTAATAGAAGTAACTCTATCACTTACTTTTGGAATATAGCTAGCAATTTTTGTGTTAATCCACTTCGCTTCCTGTGCAGCAAACGCTTTTAAGGTAGTGGTATTGGAGACATTGTTAATATACTCTCTCAGAACATTACGCTGTCTAGCTGATAGACCTGCATACTTTTCGTTAAACTTATCAAGCATCAGTTTGTAAGCTAGTAATCTAATTTCTTCATCTTGCTTGAGGTAGGATTCCACTAATCCACCATCATCGGATAGACTGGAGGATTTGCGTGTTAAATGCTCAACAATTGCGAACCTACTTCTCACTACTTCAGCTGCTCGTGAAATTGTAGCTCCTTCAAATACGCGATATACAGATGCGTATAGCTTGTAGTCCTTAATTACTGTCTTGAAGAAGTCCGATAGGTCGTAG